TTTTGTTTGTCGAGCAATCTTACGCTCACGTTTCCAATCATCTTTCTTAGGTCCGACATCGGACTTAGTTTTCTTCGTAGTCTTAACGAAGTTCTTCATTTCGTATCGCATTATATTTCTCCTGCTTTCTGTTACGTTTAGCTTTGCCACCCTTCTTAGGTGGTACAACTTGTGGTGGCTTGCGTTCCTGTAGCATAGCCTTTGCCACAGGATTTACAATACCTATTGTTGGTTTAATCTTCATTTCTGCACCTTAATATATTCACGAGTTATCTTGTGTTTAAAGTACAGCACTTCATTGTCCTCATACATAAACATGTAAGAGTTTTTTATAGCTTCAAAAGCCTCTTCAAATTTCTGTTTAATAATCATCGTCTGTCCCTTGCTCTATTCTATCCTTTGCTTTCTGCAAAGCAGTAATTAATTCATCCAATGTAGAACCATATCTTATGATAGGCATGAAAGCATTTGGCTCACCTATACCTATTTCTTGATACTTAGTTGCTAGTGGGTCAGCATCTCTGTGTTGTGCTATTGATACCTTAACTCCATTGTGAGTTATATAAATATTGTTAAAATCTACTTCACTTTCCATGTCATATCCCCATGTGATTTAATAGTTTAGCTATTGATAGCATTATTATTGCTACATCAATTAATATTATTGACCATGCGACAAAACGTATCAGGTCATGGTACGTCCCGTCAACTTGGTATAGATATTTAAATGTTCTTATCATTATGCAACTCCATGTATTCTACGCCATGCTACCCATGTAGCAGCTTGCATTTGAAAGGCAGTCATGTTGTATTTTTTACCTGCCTTACTGTATGCTTTCTGTAAATCTGTACGCAATTTCTTGCCAATATTAGGCACTTCCTGCATAGTACGTCTATCATTGTTAGCTATACACCATGCATGACCATCTATGACGCATACATCATGCCCCATGATACAGTAAAAGAAGTCTGTTATTTTAGGGCCACGTAGTATAAACGCTACATCATCATCACTATGCGGCATAGACTGTAGTATTGACCATGCTTTATCTCGCATTGTCTTATACGTACATGGCTTGCAGTCCTCTACATAGCCACCATCTGCAAAGATACGGCACATATTGTCACCATCTTTTATATTTTGTTCCCATTTATTAGTTGGAGATAGTGCCGCAACGACACCCGTTACAATGTGCAAGGGTAATTCATACTTGTCTGCAATGTTTTGACATTCTTTCTTTGCGTCATTGTACCATGATAAACCATGATGCAATTCTGCAATGTCACATTGCTTGTATATTTTTGCTATGTTTACGTAGTATGACATTTTATATATCCACTGTTTCTGAATGTGTTACACTTTTGGTAACTGTTACGTTGTATGCGGGTGCAGGATACTTGTCTTTCATATCATTTACAAGGTCACCTAGATGTAGGCCATGTGACGTAGTACCTTTCATTGCAATCATATCTGTTTCTATATCAAAGTAATGGGCATATTGTAGCCCAGTATTATTCCAGTTTCTGCCATAACCTTTGGCTATGTTAATTCTATATGACATTTTATACCCTTTCAAGATATAAGTTAAAATATCACGATACACGAATTTCCACAACGTGTACCGAACTATTGCAACTTGTCCAGCACACTATGGATGGGTTGTTTACGGGTCACCATTCTCAAACCCCGTTTTACATAGGTTCCCTTGTGCGTACCTCCCTTGCTCAATGAAATGGGCTTTGTCATTACCACATGTCAATCGGGTTTCTCTCACTATGTGGTTGCTTAATCCACTCGTTCGCTAGGCAACTTGCATCCACAAGCTAGGGCCTTTTCTTGTATTCAGTCTGCATATTCTGTCTTAGTAGTCAAGTCTTTTATTTTTCCTGTTATTGGTACGCTCTAAAGCCTTTGTGCCGTTTAGGCAACCAATCCAGTATGTCATCTCAACAATCCGAGGCACTATCTTTCACCCTATCGCTACAGTCTTCCTTGCCCCTGTAGTTGCCACCAAGTAATCGGCTCTCGCTGGACACTTGGAATTGTCTTCATTCTGCATAGTCTGTCTTCATAGTCAAGTCTTAATTTGTTGCGGCTCTTTCTAGCGGCTTGTCTCCAGTGGCTCATGTTAGAAGTTGTTGCCGTGGCGGTTACTTCAGTTGTTTGCCGTCTTTCGATGAACAATGTAGATCAGATAACAAAACAGAACACAAGCCCCATTTCAAATAAAAGTAAATTAATTTTGATTGTGTAATGTTTTCAAGTAGTTATAAGATAAATTAATTACCTTTGGTAGTATGGATTGTGAGCAATGACCATATTTATATGGGGGTAGGGGTATAGGAAATGAGCATAGGCGTTATAATCACACCAACCGACAAAAAAACGGGCCATTATATAGTACATGTCACTGGCAACTGATTACATAACAATTGCCGGTGGTTCATATGCCCATAAAACATTGGCTATTCTCAATGCTTGGTGGATAGGCGCACTAGATATGCTGTCACCAGTGTCAAAAGAAACGGCCCAGCTTCCCGCAGGTGCGACAACTAGGGCGGTGCAAGGGCCACGGGGGGCGGGTGCGTTATATATATACATACAAGCACACAGATCAGTAAAATAGACTGTTAACCACTTTACGTATATGCATAAACGTGATCACACAGGACATATAACGTGATCACACAGGACATATAACGTGATCACAAACCGTTTGGCAAATGTGTACGTTAAATACTGGTAACTTTATGTTACAATGTGGTAACATTTACTGTAATAATTGCAATTAACACTTGACATAGGGTATTATGTGTGTAAAACTATGTATATAGTATATAGCAATAACCATATAAGTGTTACATGTACAGTGATACACTAATATATACTAATACTTACTTATTATTATACTTAAATATACTTAACATATAAGTATAACACGTACAATGTAACATGTAAGTGGTATAATCTGTAAGTAATATCGCCTTTAGGCGAGGATTTGTACAAATAAGTATTGACAATGGCAAAGAAATCAGTAAAACTATACACAGACAATGTTCTTGAACAGTTCTATAAGCATCTTGTAGATGGTAACATGAAGAACTTACACATTCCCCATAGTGATGTCTTCTATGTAAGGACTGCAGTAGAGGCTCACTATGGTAAACCATTTACTTTGGAACATGTAGAGTGGGCTATGCGTAAAGAAGGATGGACAGATTGAGTATAGAGTATCGTGGAGAAACGTTCAGTGGATATAACAAGCCCAAGCGTACTCCCAAGCACCCTACAAAGTCTCACGTAGTATTAGCCAAAGAGGGCAGTACAATAAAGATGATACGCTTTGGTGAGCAAGGCGCAAGTACTGCAGGTAAGCCTAAAGCAGGTGAGTCTGATAAAATGAAAAAGAAACGTGCAAGTTTTAAAGCTCGTCATGGTAAAAATATTAAGCGTGGTAAGCTAAGTGCAGCTTACTGGGCAGATAAAGTTAAATGGTAAAAGGATAGACCAATGGCAGACGTTAATAATACACCAGTACCTAGTAAAAGTAAAATTATGCGTATACTTAATGGCGCAGCTGGTTTAAAAGACCTTACGCCCAATCAAAGAATGTTAAAACTAGCAGATATGTCAAAGGTTAATGTAAAAAATTTGATTCGTCTTGGGGGAATTAAAGGCGCAGCACTTACTGCCGCTGTAGATATGGCAATGCGTTTTCTTCCTGAAGCTAAAGAACAAGGTAAAGGTGTAGATCCTTTAAACTTATTTGGCCCTAAGAAAAAGAAAGATAGGGTAGACAAAAAGGCAGTAGAGGCAGCAGTAAAGGAAGCAGTAGGTTCAGACACTGCACCAAAGAAATCTGTTAACCCTAAGACTAGAAGTGAGTCTTCTGCACCTATAGAATCTAAACGACCTAGAAAACGACCTGCTAACTTAAAGGATGGTGGTATGCCAATGGTAATGAAAGACGGTAAGAAGATACCTGCTTATGCTGCAGATGGTGTAGGCAAAATGATGAAGGGTGGTATGGCTAAGAAAAAGAAAGCTGCATCTAACTATGCATATGGTGGAATGGCTAAAGCTAAACCACGTACAGGAAACACAGACTACCGCATGGGCGGTATGTTTATGAAAAGTGGTAAGAAGTAATGGCACGTACATCAATTAAAAGTGATCTTAAAAATATGACAGAATCACAATTTCGTACTGCCTATAAGAAAACTAAAGCTCAAATGCGTAGACAGCAACTTGCTGCAAAGAAAACAACATAAGGAAACAACATACAATGAAAACATTAGCTATTGCACTTGGACTTGCAGGTCTTGTAACTACCGCATCTACGGCTGCAGACTTTCCTGTAATGGGTCAGACACTATCTCTTGGCGCACAATCAGACACTAGCTACACGACAGGTGTAGAAACATGGGCATGGGATGTAACTCCCTATGCAGGTGCAACCGTAATGGGTGTAAGCCTATTGGCAGAAACAAAGATAGATGTACTTACACTAGATGAAGGTGGCATTTTTACTGGTGTCGATCTTACGTTTGGCTATGCAGTACCTGCAGTAAATGTAAATTTGTACACAGAAGTATCCTCAGACAAAGACTTTACGTTTGGTGATGTTACAATGGGTGCAAAGATTAAATTTTAAGGAACTAAGATGCCCGATCTAAGTAAGTCTAAGTTTCATACAAAAGGATATACTATTGCCTCTACGTCTGCCTCTGCAGATGCAACAGTTGTATATACATGCCCTGCTAACTTTAGTGCCATTACAAGGTACTTGCACATAAGTAATAATAATAGCTCTACTAAAAAAGTATATGTGCAATTTTATCATGCAGGTGATACGGCATATCACTACATAGCTAATGCCCTTAGTATGGCAGGAAACTCTGTAACTAACTTAGTTAATGGTGGTTACTTTAACTTACACTCAGGAGATAAGATTGTAGTCTATGGAGAAACTGCTAATACTATGGAAGTAATAGTTTCTTTTGAAGAGTACTTTGACCCTAATAGAAGTTAACGCATAACGGGATTGCAATCTTGTATGTAGAACTATAAATAAAAACATGGTATAACTATCCTTGGTAATATAAAAAGGAGATATACCATGTTTAAAAGATTTATTAAAAGACTACAGAAGAACCAACAACGCCGTGCCGATTACTGGCTTCTGCATAATATGTCAGATAAGTACTTATTAGATATAGGAATTACACGTGGCGAAATCAAAAGCAAAATCTACCGTTAATGCGGCGGGTAACTATACTAAGCCTAGTATGCGTAAGTCTCTTGTGGCATCCGTTAAGGCTGGCGGCAAAGGTGGACGCCCCGGACAGTGGAGCGCACGTAAAGCTCAAATGGTTGCAAAGCAATACAAAGCTAAAGGTGGAGGGTATAAGTCGTGAAGGTAGAGGCACCTAAAGGTTATCATTGGATGAAACAGACTGATGGTAAAATGAAGTTAATGAAACATGCAGGTAAGTTTGTCCCTCACAAAGGGGCAAGCCTTACTGCTAACTTTGCCGTACAAAAGAAACACAATGACAAAAAGTAAAAGTCAACAAAGTCTAAGTAAATGGACTAAACAAGATTGGAGAACTAAAAGTGGTAAACCTTCGACTCAAGGTTCTAAAGCTACAGGGGAAAGGTATTTACCTGCTGGCGCTATTAAAGCTATGGATGCTAATACTTATTCGTCCAGTAGCGCAAAGAAAAGAAAAGATACAAAGGCCGGTAAGCAATTTTCTAAGCAACCTAAAAAGGCGGCTGAAACTGCCAAACGTTTTCGGAGGGTCTGATGACATCCTTTGAAGAGGCAGACAAAAATAACACAGGTTCTATTGAGAAGCATGAATGGGACTTACTGTTACTAGAAGACAAGCGTAGGAGAATAGAAGATGAGGACGCACATAGGGATCAAACTAGAAAGATGGCTTGGTTCGCTTTATGGGGAATGTTACTTTATCCTTTTGGTGTCATTGGCACAGGTGCGCTTGGCTTGGACAACGCATCGTCAATCATTGGCAGCATGGCTTCCATCTATTTTGTTTCTGTTGCTGGCGTGGTTTCTGTCTTTATGGGTGTAGGTACACTAGTAAAGAAGGGTCCAATTAAATGATACTAGGACAACTCTTTGGTGCAGTAGGTAATCTTGCCAGTACATACCTTGATGGTAAGGTAGCTGTACAGAAAGCTAACGCAGAGATAAAAGTTAAACAAGCTACTGGTGAGATTGATTGGGACATTGAAGCAATCAAAGCTACACAGAATAGTTGGAAAGATGAGTGGATAACTCTGCTTTTTAGTATCCCATTAATTTTAGCCTTTTGTGGTGATTGGGGAAATGAGATTGTACAGCGTGGGTTCTTAGCACTAGAGGTTATGCCAGCATGGTATCAGTACTCATTAGGCGGTATCGTAAGCGCAAGCATAGGAATAAGGTCAGTATCTAAGTTCTTTGGTAAAAAGTAATGTGGGTATTAATATGGCTACAACTTACTTCAGGCATGCCGCTTGATTATTTTCAACTAGGCACATACAATAATAAAAATATATGTGAGCAACAAAGAAAAAAAGCAGAAGTTATGATTGTACATAACGGTATATCTGTACAATGTATAGGAATAGAAAAGGTTAGTAACAATGAGTTTTAAATTAAGTACACGTAGCCTTGGCAAACTAGAAGGTGTAGACAGTCGTTTAATTGACGTTGTAGAACGTGCAATAGAATTAACTAAAGTAGACTTTGGTGTAATCTATGGTATGCGTACCTTAGAGGAGCAAGAAAAACTTGTAGCGGCAGGTAAATCACAGACTATGAAATCTAATCACCTAGTAGGTAGGGCAGTAGACCTTATGGCATACGTAGACGGTAAGGGCGTGTGGGAACTAAACGTGTATGATGATTTATGTGACGCAATGAAAGAAGCAGCGGAAGAACTAGGCACACCAGTTAAGTGGGGAGCAGCTTGGTCTGAAGGAGACATACGTACATATCCCGGCACTGCAGAAGAGGCAATGATGAAGTACATTGATCTTCGCCGTAGTCAGGGACGTAGACCATTTATTGACGGTCCACATTTTGAGTTAATGTAAAAGGAAGTAATATGGCACGTGAGTTAACTGAAAGACAGCAAAAGTTTTTAGCGGTTCTTATGGACGAAGCAGGTGGTGACATTACTACCGCTAAGAACATGGCTGGATACTCACCTAATACTACAAACACAGAGATTACTAATAGTCTCAAAGAAGAGATACTGGACGTAACTCACAGCTATCTTGCACGTAACGTACCTAAAGCTGCAATGGCTATGGTAGGTGCATTATACGATCCTACAGAGTTAGGTATACGTGATAAGATGGCTGCCGCAAAAGAACTACTAGATCGTACTGGTCTTGTTAAGACAGAGAAGATGCAAGTAGAAGCAAAGGGTGGTGTTATGTTAATGCCAGCTAAAGCAGTAGAAGAAGAAATGTGTGTATGTGGAAATGGTATAAGTGAATGTATGTGTAATGACTAAACCAGTAGGTAAGTGGAAACTACCTCAACCGACAGACCTAAAAGAAGACAATGTATGGGTCTCAATCCCACGTGTAGCAAGAACAATTCCATTTGGATACGAAATAGATCCAGAAGATAGCAGAATACTCTTGCCAATTGACTACGAACTTGATATGCTTGAGCAAGCAAAGAAATACATAAAGCAGTATTCGTATCGAGAAGTAGCAAACTGGCTTACCAGAAATACAGGTAGGTCAATCTCACACGTAGGATTAAAGAAACGGTTGGACAATGAGCGACAAAGAAAAAACAAAGCTGGAAGCCTACGCAGATGGGCAGACTATGCAAAAAAGGCAATCGCCAAAGCGGAAGAAATCGAAGC